CTTCACACCTAAATTAGCATCGGAAGCTTGTGTTCCAAAAATAATACAAAACATGTATTAAATGATACCCTCCTAAAAAAAGGAGGGTATCATTATGCGTAAAAAATTGCAAACATACCAAGGGGTTATTGCTTATAAAGCGGATAAAACACCTGTTAAACGGGTGTTTTACGGGCGGTCAAAGGCCGAAGCCAAGGCAAAATATTTTGCATATATCGCTGAACATGGGCAGGCTGAAAAATGTTCCGACCTGTACACGGTGTCGGGCTGGGCCGCGCAGTGGCTGCTTCTGTACAAGCGGCCCTACATCACAGATCCGGCATATAGCACCACATATGAACTGCCAATTCGGCGGCATATCCTTCCAGCACTTGGACACATGCTTCTGGTGGATGTGACGCCAGCGGATATCCTGCGGTTCTATCAACAGGCATCCAGTCTCTCTCCCAGCATGTGCGGGAAGATCCGCATGTGTGTCAATGGGATTTTTCGCAGCGCATGCAGTAATGGGCTATGTACCAGCAACCCCGCCGACGGATGTAAGCTGGAAAGCATGGCTCTGCCTCAGATAAAGGAGGTCTACAATGACAGACAAATCGAGATCGCCTCCCGCTGGTTTTTGAGCCGTATGCCGGAGGTCGTATTACTATTGGAAACCGGCATGCGCCGTGGAGAGCTGGTGGGGCTGCATCCCGAGGACATTGACCGACGACGCAGGCTTTACCGAGTGCAGCGCAGTATCGCATGGGTATCGGGCAAGCCGGTGGAGCGCTCTCCCAAGTGCGGAAGCTATCGCGTCTGCCCTCTTTCCGACCGGGCATTGCAAGCCATAGATGCTCTCCAGCGACGCTACGCGGGAAAGTATCTCATTTCCGGTGATACCGCCCTAAGACCCGATACATGGAGCCGAAGGCTCAAGGCGGAAATGGCAAGACTTGCACAAGCGCACCCCGGCATGCCGGAGCTTACCGCACATGAACTACGCCACACCTATGGAACCTACCTGCGCCGGCATGGCGCTGACATCTATTCAATAAGTAAAATATTAGGACACAAGGACATCTCCGTCACGGCGCGCATCTACGTCCACAATGAGATTGCAGAGCTGCGTAAGGCTGTACGGTGGTGTAATCGTCGTGACCTGATTCAGGAGGATATAGACCATGAGTTTGATCAGACTGGCAAACGGCCATAAATACGAAATCGAGCAGCCCAACGAGGGCGAAGGCATGTTGCGTAATCGTAAGCGTAGTACCGTACAAATCACATTCCGCGCAGGTGCAGAGCAGTTTGACGCTATCCGGGCAGATATCATACCCGAAAACCTTGAATCTTTCCGCATCTACTATCCGGACAACGAGACGGCTGATGAGCCGGATGAGCAGCTGGCCGGAGTTGCGCATAAGGATTTTTCCGCATACGCCCTTGTGGGCGATTGGGAGGATAAAGAGGTTGAGGTGCAGAAAGAAACCAGCAAAACACCGGCTGTTTATGGCCGTCAGCTTTCTGTCACACTGGGCGAACGGCTGGCCAGCGATACGTAACCACAGCACCCCCACGGGGTGCTTTTTTTACTCTGGAGGTATACCATGGCGATTTTTAAAGGCCGAGTACGGGTGCGGTATGGGTACAGCCGGTGGGGCTATACCCGGAACAACGGCAAGGGCTGGCACGGTGGCAGCGACGAGGAAGGGCTGGACAGCTCTACTATCCTGATGCCTGATTACAAGGGCAAAACTATTTCCGGACGGGTCATTACAGCCCGCAAAGTGGACAAGTCCACAGGCAATAAAACATGGGAATGGGGCTGGTATGTGTGCGTGGAGCTGGATGCGGGCCAGACGCCAGACGTGGTGAACTACCTGTATTTCTGCCACAATGCGCGGAACCTGGTATCCGTGGGCCAGCGGGTGAAAAGCGGTGATGCGCTGGCGGTGATGGGCAACACGGGCAACGCGGCGCTGGCAAGCCCGCCCTTTGCACACTGCCATTTCGAGGTGCGGGCCACGACCACCGGGGCGGGGCTTGATCCTACGGCATACACCGGGCACCCCAATGCTGTGGGCACATATGGTGCAGCAATCAACGGGACGGAGGATGAGAATATGAAATTTTTGAAGGTACTTTCGGAAAAGTGTGAGGTGTTCTCGGCCGCGGATGTGACCGCTGTCGATATGGAATACAACGGTGGCCGCCTAAAGGTGGGCGAATATCACCCGGTGCAGGCCGAGGTGGGCAGCGATGGCACTTATACCTGGGTGCGAATCCAGGCTGGCACAGAAAAGCGTTATGCTGTGGTGCTCCCCGACCGCAGCGAAATCGTGAGCCTTTCCGCTGGGGATGCTATCACGGCATGTATGGCGCAGGCTGGCGGTGGCGATACATCCGGGTTTGAAGCGCAGATTGCGCAGCTTACAAAAGAGCGTGACGCGGCCACACAGCGCGCGGATGCTGCGGACAAAAAACTGTCTGATATTAAGGTGTATGTTGCGGGCGTCTAGCGTCAGCTATATCCTGTCATTTCTATGTATGCTTTTTCATTAAGGAGGATGTTTTTATGCAGGCTTTTCTTCTCATTCTATCGCTTGCGGTCATCGTCGAGGCTCTGGTGCAATATGCGAAGACCGTCATTAAAATGCTTGAGAACAAACAGTACAAAACCTTCGGCACGCAGCTGGCTGCTATCTTCATTGCAGTCTTTATTTGCTTCGCCGCTGGGGCTGATATCTTTGCTCTTATGGGTATTTCTTTCTCAGTTCACTGGCTGGGCACGCTGCTCACGGGGATCGTCATTTCCCGTGGTTCCAACTATGCAAGTGACCTCATCAAAAGGTTTCAAAACCCGGATATCGGAGAGACTGTTCTTGAGGATATTCTTGGTGCTGCGGATACTGCAAACAAAGCCGAGACACGCACTAGCGGTGTACCTCCCAACGCATGACAAAAGGGTGCGGTGCAAACGCTGCAAGCCGCTCCATTCGCACCCGTAATCAGGCGATTTTGAATACGTTAAAAGGGCGTTTACAGGGACTTTTCAACCCGCTGTAAACGCCCTTTTCTTTTTGGTTTTTTGT